CAGCATTTTGCAATGGCTGATGGCACAAGCAGGACATTGTGTGGGATGCCGATGCTCGGCAACAATTATGCTAGGGATTTATACGACGAGGACAAAACACCCTGCACGACGTGTGCTGAGCGTATGGACTTTATTGTAACAGGGGAGCTCGTAGACTAATGGCTAAACTATTTACAAATGAGTACCATATCGTTGGGACATATATTTCTAATCACCGCCTTGGCAAAAATGGTTGGGAAGACGTTCCTGAAGGATTTGAAACTGTGGGGCATAGACACTGTGGGTATGAAACTCACCGCGAAGCGATGGAAGCCGCTGAAGAAATGAGAACACGAGGGTTTAAAGTTTACGTTTACGAAATGAACCCGACACCGATTTACGAAGCAGAGGGTTTAGAGCCAGAGCCTGACAACTGGCACGAAGATAATGACAATGGTGAATCTTTATCTGACCGCTACTACGAAGAGCTTTGTTATGAGTAGCNNACNCGNNTGGACTTTATTGTAACAGGGGAGCTCGTAGACTAATGGGTACAAAACCCGAGTCACAATTATGGTATAAACTCCGTGATGGAACCAAAGATCTAGGTGTGTTTTGGACACGCCTAGAATCATGGGCAAGTCCTGGAGTGCCTGACCTACACGGCATCGTCAACGATCATCCGTTTTGGCTAGAACTCAAGGTTCACAGGTTAAAGTCCCTAAAGTCTATTACTTTGCGTCCCCACCAAATTGCGTGGCAAACAAGATATTCTATGAATGGAGGCTCAGTTTATAACTTGGTTCATCATCCTTCTTCCTCTACCCTAAATATATTTGGCGGTGAGAGAGCGATGCAGATAGCAGGAAACGGAGAATCATGGACTCCTGACTGGAGTTGCCCGACACCGTACGATTGGACGGGTATTATCAATCATATTCTATCCTCAAAATCGTCCCTTCACAAGGAGGAAGATCTCTAATTTTGTCCCATGACAGAGGAAGAATGATTAGGATAAAGGTTTGAGGATGATTGACGATGAATGATGATCCGTGGACGATGATTGATGATGACACCGACTGATGATTTTAGAGGATTGCCTGTCAATAAAAAAAGATTATTTAAGAGTATAAAAGACTTGCACCAGTGTTCACTATTTGCTATTCTATATATGTATCCAATGCATAGTGTGTTGGGACAATGCTCGTAGAAAGGAGCTTCTATCATGGCTAACACAGCTAAAAAACCTTCCCGTAAACCGACTGCTAAACCTGCCTCTGCAAGAGCTGTCGTAAAATCTGTAGAGTTAGTGGTCACTGACCAAGAGCTAACATACGACGACATCTGGCATTTTGTACAGACGCAAGCAGGAGGCAACGAGGCAAACGTAAAAATCGTTGCACTTGACAATGTCGACCTCGGTTCTGATTCCCCTGTTCCATTTGGTTATGGTGGACGGTCTGGTGGTGTACGCCAGAAAATACAAGACTGGATGTTGCGTGGTGTTGATGGCGATGCCACACTAAAAGCGGTTCTCACTAAAGCTGCTCCACTGGGACACAGCCGTAAAAAGCCTGTCTGCTTACACGCTCTCTTGCATGGTGGATACTCTCCGTCTAGCAAATACTGGATGACACCATTCGTGAAACTTGTAGTCCAAGCTTAAGGATTAGGGGACTTCGGTCCCCTTTTTCTCCCATCCCTTTCCTGAGGAAGAAAGATTATGATCCCATTCCTGAGGATGAAGGACGATATATATATATGAGTATATATATTAATCAATCATCTTCTATTCATTATCAATCATCCTCGGGTCGGTCATCATCATCGTCTATCATCATCGGTCATCATCAATCTTTTCTTGAAGATTCTTGAGGATCCTTCTCAACAACAAAAGATATAACAAGATACTGTTTGACATTTGAACTGTTATATTAATTCCATAGCAACATTAACAAAGGAGAATAATATGGGTTGTGGAGCAATGATGGAACAAGTAGTTCCTTGCGGTTACATGAACGCTGATGCAAAACTTGTTCCGATCAAATGCGGGAACACTACTATACATGGCACGGAAGCACGATGCGAACCATGTAGCAAAAAACGTCCATGGTATATATGTGTTCATGGCAACGACGTTTCGGAGCGGGACTGTTTTGAATGTAACATGGAAGGACATTGGGAAGAATAATGTCATTCATAATAGTAGTCATAATAATAGTCGGTATAATTAGTTTAATAAAAAGATAAAAAAGTTCACAATAGGGGTTTACAAGGTGTTCACTATTTGTTACTCTGAATATGTAGCCAATTACGGTTACGGTCATAAACCGCAGAAAGGGTTCAAAATGGCAAAACGATCAACAGCAAGGGGTAATGCTTCAACTGCCCAAAAATCCGCAGTATTGCAAAATACTGGTTCTCCTGTTTCTTACGCTGATATCTGGGCATTCGTCCAAGCTGAAGCAGGTGGCAACGTCCACAATGTTCAGGTTCTTCCGCTTGACAATGTTAAGCTAGACTCAGATCAGCCAGTGCCATTCGGTTACACTGGCAAGGTCGGCGGTGTTCGTGCTACAATCCAAGACTGGTTGCTCAACGGTTACAAGGGCGACAACAGCTTGTTCGCAATCCTTAACGCAGCCAAGCCACTCGGTCACAGCACCAAGTCGCCTATCTGCTTATTGGCTATGCTCAACGGTGGCTACACTCCTAGCAGCTCAGTCTACGGTACAGGCTACGTCAAGCTCGTAGTCCAACCGCAAGCCAAGGTGACAGCCTAGTCACCAACGGCTAGGGGTGCTGAGGTACCCCTAGCCAACCGTCTGTGACCATCGCCTACCCCTCCCCCCTGACCCCCCCTGAGGACGAGCTCTGGTTGTGGCATCAGCTATAACCAAGTTTTCCGCATTTCTTCGAGATCCAAAAACATTTTTTCATGGATAGTGAACTTTACTCGATGGAAAGCCTAGACGACGTACCCCCTATTGTGTATATTGATTATAGGTTCATTGCCCTTTTGAATTTTTCGATGTATTTAAAATATATGAGCTTTGATTTAACGAACGTGCCAGAAGAGCATTTAAAAAAGTTTGCGAATTTATTAGACCGAGCTAAAGAAATCAGTGAGTCTGAGTTAGCCCGTGATGATTTTATGGCTTTTACACAGGTTGTGTGGGAAGATTTCATAAATGGACGCCACCATAAGATAATGGCAGAGAAGTTTAACCGTTTGGCTCGTGGAGAGTTAAAACGATTAATTGTGAATATGCCACCTCGGCACACGAAATCTGAATTCGGAAGTTATTTATTACCTGCGTGGTTGATGGGACGTAAGCCTACGTTGAAGATTATGCAGACGACGCACACGGCTGAGTTGGCGTTTAGATTTGGACGTAAGACACGTAATTTGATGAACTCTGCTGAGTATAAAAAAATTTTTGATGTAGAGTTGCGAGCGGATAGTCAGGCAGCGGGACGTTGGGAAACGTCAAAGGGCGGTGAATATTTTGCTGCGGGAGTTGGTGGTGCGGTTACAGGACGTGGTGCTGATTTGTTAATTATTGATGACCCTCATAGTGAGCAAGATGCGTTAAGCCCTACGGCTATGGAACACGCTTATGAGTGGTATACGTCAGGACCACGGCAAAGGCTTCAGCCTGGAGGGTCTATCGTGATAATTATGACCCGATGGGCAGAGAATGATTTAACAGGTAAATTGTTGAAGCAACAGGGGCGAGATGTTTTAGCTGATAAGTGGGAAGTTGTAGAGTTCCCTGCTTTGATGCCAGAGACTGAGGAACCGTTGTGGGGTGAATATTGGAAAAAAGAAGATTTACTTTCTGTTAAGGGAAGTTTATCAGTAGGTAAGTGGGAAGCTCAATGGCAGCAAAACCCGACGAGTGAGCAGTCAGCTATATTAAAGCGTGATTGGTGGAAGCGTTGGGAGAAAAAAGAGTTACCGCCATTAGAGTATATTATGCAGAGTTATGATACTGCGTATAGTAAACAGACGACTGCTGATTATAGTGCGATAACCACATGGGGTGTTTTTTACCCACAGGAGGGAGGACCACCAAACATTATTCTTGTAGATGCACAGCGAGGACGTTGGGATTTTCCTGATTTGCGTAAGCGAGCGTTGGAAGAATATAAGTATTGGGATCCTGAATGTGTGATAATTGAGGCGAAAGCTTCGGGGATGCCGTTGACTCAAGAGTTAAGAAATATGGGGATACCTGTGCAGAATTATAGTCCGAGTAGAGGAAATGATAAGTTCACTCGTGTGAATTCAGTTGCACCTTTACTTGAAAGTGGGTTAGTATGGGCTCCAGATACTCGATGGGCAGAGGAAGTTGTTGAAGAGTGTGCTGCTTTTCCTGCAGGGGAGTATGATGATTATGTTGATACGGTAACGCAAGCGTTGCGTAGATTTAGAGAGGGGGGCTTTATCCAACACCCCGAAGATTATGAGGAAGAGGATACAGGTCCTAGAATAAGGAATTATTATTAATGGCACAAAACCCACGTCCGAGCAATGTCGATAGAGCTTTAGTACAAGCCCCAAATGATTTCTTAAGTATAGAAGAAGAAGGTCTGGCTCAACAAGAAGATGATTTTTTAAATGTCGAAGTTGTTGAGAATGATGAAGGAGCTGAGGTAACTTTTGGCGAAGATGAGGTTACGTTTGGTGATGAGCCAGAAAATTTCTATGATAATTTAGCCCCGATGGTTTCCGATGCTACGCTAACAGGTGTGGCGAGTTATGTGTTAGATTCTGTTATAGATGACCGCAATAGCCGAGATGATTGGGAAGATACTTATGTAAAGGGTTTGGATTTACTTGGTATGCGGTACGAGGCTCGGACTGAGCCGTTTGATGGTGCTACTGGAGTTATTCACCCATTGTTGAATGAGGCTGTTACGCAGTTTCAATCACAGGCTTATAAAGAGATGTTGCCAAGTTCAGGACCTGTGCGAGCTAATATTGTTGGTACACCTACCCCTGATGCAGAACAACAAGCTCAACGTGTTCAAGATTATATGAATTACCAAATAATGTATGAAATGGAGGAGTATGAACCTGAGTTTGATCAGATGTTGTATTACCTTGGTTTGGCAGGAAGTGCGTTTAAAAAGGTATATCGTGATGAAGCGTTGGGCAGACCTGTAAGTAAGTTCATTCCTGCAGAAGATGTGCTTGTGCCTTATGTTGCTACTGACTTAAAAACTGCTGAACGTGTTACTCATGTTATAAAAATGTCTGAAAACGAGTTACGCAAGATGCAGGTGTCGGGCATTTACCTTGATATGGAAAGTAAGGGTGGTGCTACTGAGAGTACTGATTCAATTACCGATGCTTATGATGATATCGAAGGTAGATCACCGTCGGGTTCTGATGAGCAGTTTACATTATATGAGTGCCATTGTTTTCTGGATCTCGATGATTACCCTGACGTTGATGCAACAGGCGAAGAAACAGGTATAAAGCTTCCTTATATTGTAACCGTTTGTTTAGATACAAACGAAGTTCTGGCAATTAGGCGTAATTATCGTCCAGATGACCTTAAAAAAGATAAAATTCCGCATTTTGTGCAGTATAAGTTTACTCCAGGATTAGGCTTTTATGGTTTTGGCTTAATTCATTTGCTTGGAAACTTATCTCGTACCGCTACAGCGAATTTACGGCAGTTAATTGACGCAGGTACGTTGAGTAATATGCCTGCTGGATTTAAAGCGAGGGGTTTACGGATTGCAGATGAGGCAAATCCACTATCTCCTGGAGAATTTAGAGATGTAGATGTTCCTGGAGGAGATTTAAAAGCTTCTTTAATGCCGTTGCCTTATAAAGAGCCCTCGCAAACCTTGTTTAATTTGATGGGTTTTGTGGTCGAAGCTGCCCAACGGTTTATTGGGACAACTGATATGGGTATGGGGCAGGGTAATACAGAAATGCCTGTCGGTACTACGATTGCGTTGTTGGAACGTGGGTCACGGATTGTGAGTGCGGTGCATAAAAGACTGCATACGTCTATGAAATCAGAATTAAGGATGCTTGGACGTTTGTTTGCAGAAGATCCTACCCCTTATCCGTACAATGTTGGTATGGATGGTATGGTTAAGATGCAAGATTTTGATAATCGTGTAGATATCCTCCCTGTAAGTGACCCAAACATTTTTAGTATGTCGCAAAGAGTTGTTTTAGCACAAGAACAGTTGAAATTAGCTCAAGCAGCACCCGAATTACATAATTTATATGAGTCTTACAAGCGTGTTTATGAAGCTTTGGGTGTGAGTAATATCGAACAAATATTAAACCCAGAACCTGAGCCACAGCCTTTAGATCCGTCAACTGAAAACCAAGAGGCGAGTAAAGCAGCAGGAGGACAAGGCAAAATGCAAGCTTTTCCTGATCAAGACCATGATAGCCACATCGCAGTGCATTCTGCGTATATGAATAGCAAGATTGCACAGTTGCAGCCACCATTATTGATGACATTAGAGAAACATATTTATGAACATTTGGGTATGAAAGCCCAAGTTATGCACGATCAACAAATGGCACAAAATCCACAGGCACAACAACAGCAGCCTCAGGAACACGCTAAGATGATTGCTCAGATGCAAGCACAATTAATTGCTGAGTATCAGAAAACACAACCTCCTGCACAAGAAGATGACCCACTTGTACGCATAAAAGAACAAGAGTTGCAGCTACGTCAACAAGAAATGGTAGCTGATCAACAAAACGATCAACAAAAACTTGCACTTGATCAACAACGTGCTCAACAAAATTTCCAGTTAGGGCGTGATCGTATTGATAGTACAGAAGATATAGCCCAGATGCGAGCTCGTATTGCTATACAGAAACAAAATCAAACGAGGGGGTAATATGGGGAAAAAGAAAAGTAAAAATAAAAAGAAGGAGACAATCGATGTCGCAATTATTATTGGCACTCCGAGCATGGGTCGAGAAACTAGGAGCAGCAGTCGTCAAAAGTTATCACATGGTGGGCAACCTTACTTTATGGGGAGTGCCTATCCTTCAGCCGATACTGACAGCATTAGTCGTGGTGGTGGTGCTGCGTATTCTGGGGTGAAATTTAGAGGAGTTAAGTAAATGGATAAACGATTAAAACAACTTTTAGAATTAGCTGAAGATGGCGATGAAAATGCTGCTGCGGATATTGCAAGGGAGTTTCCTAGTCAGTATGAAAAGTTATTTGGTATTCCTATGCCTAAGTTAGTTAAAAAACGTGATGGTGGTGCAATAAATAATAAGGCTACTAAACAAATGCGACCTCAAGGAGTAAGAGCTGCCAAGAAAGGGTTTGGCAAAGCTTATATGTCATGACAGAATTCGATAAAGCAGATTTAGACAACAACGGTAAGATCGACCGCTATGAGTGGGACAAGTTAGAACTTGAAGACCGTAGGCTTGAAGTTATCGATCGTGATTTAAAACGTAACGCTGAACGTAGATTTACAGGTATGGCGTTGATGGGTATGTTAATTTATCCGTTTATCATTTTGCTTGCTTCTGTTTTAGGTTTTGATAAAGCTGCTACATTAATTACAGATATCGCGAGTGTGTATGTAATTGCTGCTTCGGGTGTTGTGGCTGCGTTTATGGGGTTCAATGCTTACTCTGCAAA